CTCGAGCATGGCAGCGATCCGGCTGCGGATTGCGGGGTCTGACCGCTCGATCTCGACCAGATGCCGGCGACGATCATCCTCGGCACGTTGAATGAGCTTGTCAGCCTCGAAACGCAACACCGATCGCTCGGCAAGGATAGGTACGAGGATCGACCGCGCTCGCTTGGCGAATTCTGCACAGATCGGCATATATCGGCCGGTGTGGCAATCGACACGACCCCAAAGGTAGTCGTCGGCCGCTTCCGTAATAGCCCACTCAGGAAGGCTGGCACAGGCGGCACGGTACTCGGCTGCCATATCTGCCGGGTCGACGCCTTGCTGCGGCAGAAACTGGCGGAACATGCGGACGACGGCCTCGCCGATCTTTGCCGGGTCGCAAGGCTTCAGCATCGCATCAATGTCACGGACGCGGCTGGCGATTTCCCTGGCTCGCTTGCGATACGGCTCGGGAAGGCGCTTGAATGCGTCCTTGGTGACGAGGTCAGTCATTGAACGCCTCCTTGATCCGACGTTCAGCCAACCTTTTCTGCGCGCTTGCGCGCCCTAGAAAATCGTCAGATTTTCTTCCTCTCCCTCCTCCCTCCTCCATCTGCGGAGGCTTTTCTCCTTTTGCGGGAAATGACAGGAGGTCAGCCTGCCTCTTTTCCGAAATCCCCTCCGGTAAGAGGACGTAACTTCGGATTTCAGCCGTGATTGGATGGATGTCATTCGGAGTTTTCGGGCGCTGATACTTCCTGAAATTCCGAATTGCCCCGTACTTACGACCGTCCATTTCGTAGCAACGGACAGCGTCAATGCTCTCCAGTTCCGAAAGGATGCCGGCGATATCGATGTTGTCGGCGGGGAATAGGCGCATCTTCAGCGTGATCGGCTTCCACTCAAAGATGCCCTTGTCGTCGGCCTCGACCCCTAGGCCGAGGAAGACCAGACGTGCCATTACACTGGCGGTGACCATCCGCTCGTCGGTAAAGAACCCTGGGTGTAGGGAGCGGATGCGGCTCATGTCTTGATTACCCTGATTTCCCGGCCGTACTGCTCCTTGAAGAGCTTGGCCTTGATCTTGAAGTCGCGCGTGACGTAGCCCTTCGAGTCCTCGGTGACCGGATTGCCGTCGGCGTCGACGTAGTCGAAATCGGCCCGATACCGGCAAGCAACAGCGCCGTTCGCGGCCTGCAGGCTGTGCCAGACTTGGCGGCGTAGGTTGCTGATCAGACCGAGCCGCTCTTGCAGTTTGAGGACTGCCCAACGAGTGGCCTCAGCCTTGCTGTCGAAGGTGATGCCGTCGACTGTGGTCTTCCGTGCGCCAAACTTGTTGCGCTTGCGTTTGGCCTCATCTGCGGCTCGTTCCTCGCGGAACTCGGCTGCCGTCATGCGCTCGAACCTCATGGCGCAGTCCTCCGCGCCTCGACGTCGACGGCCTTGCGATAGTCGGCCTCGATCTGGTTGAGCACGGCAACCTGATGCCGGTAGTGCTCGATCTCATGATCGGGCCGCTTACGACTGCCAGTGGAGTGGTCCTCAAGCCAAGATTGCTTGGCCTGGATGATGCCGCGAACCACTTCGAGCTTGGTCGCATAGGAGATAGTATCGCTCATGCCGCCCTCGCCTTCTGGCGATCGACAAGCGAATAGCCCTGCCCCCATACGTTTTCGATGCGGATTCCGAACGGCGTCAGTTTCTTGCGGAGCTTGCAAATGTAGGCAGCAACAATCCGCTCGTCAGGTTCGTCTGCCCTGTCGCTGTAAAGCGCCTGCATGATGGCCGGTGTCGTCGCTAGCTCGCGAGTTGTCAGGAAGACGAAGACGCGCCTTTCTGAAGCCGTGAGCCGCCACTCGACTGGAATGCGCACGCTCGGTGGCGCCAGCACTTCCTGCAACTGGCGCACCTTCTCCTGCAGCATTTCGATCTCGTGCCGCTGCCGGATAACGAGATCGTCGTGACTGCTCATGCGGCGGCCTTGCGGAGGATTGCCTCGGCGCGCCGCTCACCTTCAGTGCCGAAGCCGAGCGACCGTAGCCGATGATGCGTGCAATAGGGGTTGTCGGTTTCTGCCGACTGGCCGCAAAACAGGAACGTCTCGCCCTTGGCGGGATCATTGACCGGCCAACGGCAATCGCCACGCTCAAGGTCTTCAAGCGGAATGCGGCGCGTGTCGGCATCATACTGGACGGCGCTGTAGATTGTCGGCCTCGGCTTCTCTGCAACCGGCTTGGCCGGTTTCACAGGAACGATGGGCGTCCTGTGCGGCGGACGCTTCGACGCGTCCTTCGGGCGACTGGGCTGTTTTCCGGGAACCTCCCGCACAATGCCTGGCCGTCCACCCGAACCGTGGGTGAAGCCGATAGCCTTCAAGGTTGCATCGCGGTGGACCTTGCCGACGATCATGCTGCGAGTGACTTCGCTGCCGCGCTCGATCGAAACATGTGCCGCAATCTGCGACGCGCTGAGGCCGCCGACGAGAAGTTTGCCGATCAGATCGATTTCCTCGGGTGAGTAGAACTGAAGCGAGCTCATGCAGCCTCCGAAACTTTGCTTGTGATGAATTCGGCAACACGCGGATCGCGATATGGCATCGCCATCGCTAGGCGAGACGGGTCCGTGCGGTCATGGATCGTGATGGCTGAGTTGTGGTCGCGATATCCGAGCTCGACCATCTCGCAGTCAAAGCTCGAAAGGACCGGCACCAGAACTGTCGAAACCAGCGCGATCTGGAAATCGTCACCTTCGTAGGTGACCTCATCCATCACCTCGCCGACCGCGCTCTGGGAATGAGCAGACATGCGCCCATCGCGCCCCACAAGCAGCACCGAATGCTCGCGGCTGTCCGCGGTGATGCTGGCTCGCGTGATCGCCCCCAGCAATTCCTCCCTGTCGAAGAGAAGCCTAGTCGGATTGTCGGGTATGATCAGCCGATAGTCCGGATAGGTCGCATCGACGAGCTTGCTGGCGACGACCTGATCGCCATTCGTCAGGCGGATGAACTTGTCAGTCGCGACAACGCCGACATCGCCGGTCCATGCCGGCATGTCGAAGCCTGGAACGATCATGTCGGGCAGGCTCGCCGCTCCCGATGCGGCCTCTTCGCTTGAAAGTGACAGCTTCGCGCCATCGGTCGCGCAGAACTCGACCTTGCCGTCGCGCAGGCGCCAGGACACGCCAACGAGGAAGTACCGGCCGCCGTCGGGCTCTCGAGCGTATTCAACCCCCTTCTTGATCTTGCGAAGGGCCTCGGCGGACATCGAGAACTTGGCGTCGCCTTCATCGGTCAGCATCGATGGGAGCGGGAAATCGGCCGACGGCAAAATCGGAAGCGTGAAGCGAGACTTTCCGACCGTCACAACCGCCTGGCGCTCGCCGACATCAATCTTCACCTCTGCGCCGATTGATGTCTTCACCGCCTTCAGAAGAAGTGCGGCAGGCAGGCAGGCCGATCCAGCGGCCTCGACATTTGCGCCGAAGGTGTCCGATGCGGCCTGCTCAAGGCTGGTTGCGATGATGGAACCGCGCCCATCCTCGCCGACCGAAATCATGACATCGGCCAGGATTGGAATTTTGGAGGCGTTGTCGACGTACTTGGTGACGAATGACAGTGCGCCGACAAAGGCATCGCGCTCGACAACGAACCGCATCATGCCACCTCCGACATGCGACCATCGATAGCGGCCTGCCGGATGCGAAGCATCGGCAAGGTCTCGACCTTCTCGCGCAGGAGTTCGTAGGCGCGTACGGCATACGGCGAGGTGCGCGCCGCCTCGGCAATAAGGTCGGCAATCTCGTCGATGCCATGAACCTCGGGCATCTCATCGCGGCTTTCCAACTCGTCGATAAGCTCGCTGCGGGTGAGCCTCGACAGCTTCACGTCGTTAGGGTCGCCGAAGCGTTCGATGTACTCGTCCCGGATTTCGCCGTTAGAGAAGTCGCCAATGGTCCTTCCAGCGAGTGCTTTCATGGGTCATTCCTCCTTCAGGCCACGGCCCGAGTTGCGGCCGATGCGTCGCGGAAAAAGTCTGCTTGACGGGACTGGCCATCGAGGTGCCGGCAGGCGTGACGCCAGTAGCCTTCCTTCAGCTCGGTGCCGATGAACTTCCGGCCAAGCTTGAGGGACGTGACGCCCTCGGAGCCGATGCCCATAAAGGGCGACAGCACCACATCGCCGGGGTTGCTCCACATCACCACAGCGCGCTCGATGACATCGAGCTGCAGCGGGCAAAGATGTCGTTCGTCCTGCTTGTCCTTGGCCATCTGGACGTTGAGGACGTTGGTCTGGTCGACGGTCATCCAGACGGGTGACGCCCATTCCTGCCACTGGTCGAGCGGAAACTCGTCCGGCGTGTGAGCGATAGGCTCAACGTTGTCGCCTGGCTTAACGAAGGTGAGTAGGTAGTCGGGCATGCCGCCGCGCGACTTGGCGCTATCCTTACGCAACTGCTTGTAGAGAAGGCCGACATGCTTCGTGCGCGTCATCTCTGTGACAGGGCATTTCCAGATCGTGCGGCGGGAGTGCATGATCCAGCCGGCATCTTCGTGGATCTGGATGATCTGGCCCGAGAAATCCTTGATGCCGACGGCGCCGTCACGCCATTTCGTCAGCGGAAGATCAGAGCAATGCACCGCCGTCAGCCGGCCCGGCTTGGTGACGCGGAATTTCTCGCGCACCATGAAGGCATAGTGGTCGGCAAACTCCTCATCGGTCGAGTTGCCCATGTCGGCCGCATTGTCCGAATAGACAAAGAGTGAGCCAAACGGCGGCGAGTAGACGCTGAAGTCGATGCTGTTGTCGGGCATCTGGGCGAGCACATCGACGCAATCACCATGGATCGCCTGCCAATTCGGCCCGGCCTCGGAGTTCAGGCAGCGGATATCCATTCGGGGAGCCTCGCGGTTGCGGTGGGTTGGTAGGCGACCTTCACGGCGGATGACCTTCCCTGCGCGCGCCTCATGGCCTCGCGCATCGCGATCTTCATCCGTTGATGGTCAGTGGACTTGCGATCGATCACGCGACCGATTTCGTTCTCGCCTTCGGCGACGATCAGATGCACCTGCAGGGTGCGTTTCTGGCCGAAACGCCAGCACCGGCGAACGGCCTGATACCAGGTCTCATAGGAGTAGGACCGACCGACGAATGCCATGCGTGCGCAATGCGACCAATCGAGGCCGAACCCCATCATCGACGGTTTGCCAATGATGTGGCGAGCCTCGCCGCTCTCGAATGCGGCGATCTTCTCTTCCTTCTCGTCGACCGATTGTGACCCGCGTATTTCAATGGCGGATGGGATCGCAGCCTTGAGCGCATCGGCTTCATAGTCGGTATCGCACCATATGATCCAAGGTTCGGCTTGATCGGCGGCGATTGCTTCGCCGGCCGTTTCGGCTCGAGCCTGGATCGTCTGGCGTTTGACGTCGTGGAGATTGGTGGCTGAGAGACTGACAATTCCGAAGATGTCAGCGAGCGTGGCATCCATCTGACTGCTACGAGCGCGATGACGCGTCACCTCGAAAGCAGGCAGATCATAGCCGTCATCGCTGAAGTCGCCCAGATCAGATGGCTTCTCCGCCATGCGTGACCATGAAGCCATCCAGTCCCAGAACGGTCGCTCGGCATGGCCCTTGAGGCGCCAGTGCTGCGAAGCGGTCGATGTGTCGTTGATGAAGAACCGCGACAGCATTTCATTCGCGGCCATGATCTCAAGGAATTCGGCGTAGTTTCCGAGCTCCATGTGGTCATTCGGCGCCGGTGTCGCAGTGGCTGTCAGCTTGAATAGCGATCCTCTGAAGGCGTCGATCAATGCTCGGGTGGTCTTGCCGGTGAAGCTCTTCAGGATGGAGGCCTCATCCAGCGACACGGAGCCATAGGCAGACGGGTCCAGCCGATCGAGGCGGTCGTAGTTGCAGATATTGATGCCAGGACCGGCTTCGGACTGATCGCGGATAACTCGCGCCTCGTAGCCCCATTTTTCGGCTCGGCGTCGCGTCTGTCCGGCGACCGCCAGCGGCGTCAGAATGAGCGCGCGGCCATTGGACGCCTCAAGCGCCTTCTGGCTGAACTCGAGCTGGACCTCGGTCTTCCCGAGCCCTGTGTCGAGGAAACAGCCGGCAGCGCCGGTCAACAGATGATGTTCGACGCAATGAGCCTGGAACGGAAAAAGATGCGACGCCAGTTCTGGTACGCGCTTCATTCCCTTGGCTGGCGCGCGCAGGGCTTTTCGGGCGAGAAAATCCGGATAGGCGCTCATGCTCGCACCATGATCAAAGCCAGCCAGACGACGCCGGCAACGACGCCCCAACCAGCTAGGCTGCCGAGAATGATGACCGGCAATGACCAGCGAGAGCGGCGAATTGTGCCTCCCGCGCAATCGTCACAGTCGCATTCCAACCGGCTGCCGCTGGAGATGTTGGAATGAGCGTTCATGACTTCACCAGATCGCGAACGCCGCGGTCATGGCGAGTGGATGCGCCGCGGCTTTTGTTGTTGACCCAGCGGCTTACCGTGGGTTCGAACTGGTAGGTGACGCGGCGGATGTCATCGATCGACATCTCGGCTGGCGCTTCCGGCTTGAACATCAGGATCGCGTATTCGCCTGCCGAATATTCGTGACCGGGGACGAGCCGCCAGCCAGAGCTGAGGTGGTCGACAAGCTTGGTGCGGGGGATGAAACGAAGGTCCATCACACACCGCCTTTCGGCACATAGATGCAGTAGGTATTGCCCTCGGGCTTACCGCCGGTGGAGCAGCGATAGGGCATTCCGTCGGGCGACGGTCGCACCTTGGGTGAATCGTAAGGAATGACTTCGCCGGTCTGCTTGATCTGGTAGCCGTTCGGCGTTTCCCGGATCGTCGTCATTGGCACTGGCATGCAGTCGCCGTTACCGCAGCATTCAGGATCGAAACGCCAGCCGGTGGGTGCTTCATGAGCACGAGCCTTGGTCGCCGACAGCACACCGAGACCGAGGGCGACGACACCGGCAACGCCGGCCGTCCAGGCAAGGACCTTCACTGCGACGATGACTATGGAGTGCGCTTGACGATCGGCATCACACTGATCGAGCGGGCAGCCGCATTCCGGCCACGTCCTGCAGCCCTGTTCTGC